TGTTTGCCTACAACCTGATCTGGTACGTCAAACCGGCGCGCCGTGGATCGATGACCGCGTTCCGCCTGCTTCGGATGTTCGAGCGCTGGGCCAAGGAGAAAGGCGCGGTGCACGTGGCCATTGGTCTGGCCTCCGGGGTGCGCACGAAGAAGACGGGCAAGGCCCTGAGCCGCGCTGGCTACCGGCACATGGGCGGGAACTTCATCAAGGAAGTCTGATGGACCTGAACCTGAACGCCATCCCGGACGAGGTCCTCCGCGAGATCCTGCAGCTGACGGAGCTCCAAGCCAAGCAGGAGCGGCAGCAGCGCGTGCACGACAGCTTCATGGCTTTCGCGCACCACGTCTATGAGGGGTTCATCGAGGGTGCACACCACCGAGTCATTGCCGAGAAGCTCGAGCGGGTGGCGCGTGGGGAGCTGAAGCGGCTGATTATAAATCTTCCACCTCGGCATACCAAATCTGAGTTTGCTTCGTACCTTATGCCTGCATGGTTTCTCGGCCGGAACCCGAAGCTGAAGATCATTCAGGCCACGCACAACACCGAACTTGCTGTCCGCTTTGGCCGCAAGGTGCGCGACTTGATCGAGGACCCGCATTACCAAGAGGTTTTCCCGAAGACCAAGCTGAAGGAAGACAACAAAGGCGCGGGCAAATGGGGCACCACGGCGGGAGCAGAGTACTTCGCCGCAGGCGTCGGGGCGGCTGTGACCGGTCGAGGCGCAGACCTGTTCATCATCGATGATCCGCACTCCGAACAAAACGCCCTGTCCGATACGGCGTTCGACCACGCCTATGAGTGGTACACCTCTGGCCCTCGTCAGCGTCTCCAGCCCGGTGGGGCCATCATCCTCGTGATGACACGATGGGGAAAGAAGGACCTTACGGGCAGGCTGCTAGATGCGCAGTCCTCAGACCCCATGGCGGACCAGTGGGAGGTGGTGGAGTTCCCCGCCATCCTGCCCAGCGGGGAGCCTCTGTGGCCGGAGTTCTGGGACAAGAACGCCCTTCTGTCGATCAAGGCCTCGCTGCCCGTCGGCAAGTGGTCCGCGCAGTGGCAGCAGCAGCCCACCAGCACCGAGCAAGCCATCGTCAAGCGCGAGTGGTGGCGGGATTGGGGGAAGGAGAAGGTCCCGGAGCTCAAGTACATCCTGCAGGCATATGACACGGCCTTCTCCAAGAAAGAGACGGCGGACTACTCGGCCATCACGACGTGGGGCGTCTTCGAACCTGACGAGGGCGGCAAGGACCACATCATCCTGCTCGATGCCAAACGCGGCCGGTGGAGCTTCCCAGAGCTCAAGGAGGTCGCGTGGGAGGAGTGCGAGTACTGGGACCCGGACATGGTCATCGTCGAGGCCAAGGCCTCCGGCCGCCCGCTGATCGACGAGATGCGAACGCGCGGCATCCCCGCTGTCGGCTTCTCTCCGGGCCGCAAGGCCGGGGGCGGCGGCATCGACAAGACGACGCGGATGCACACGGTGTCACCGCTGTTCGAAGCCGGGATGGTGTGGGCGCCGCTGAGCAAGAAGTTCGCCGACGAGGTGGTGGACGAGGTTGCCTCGTTTCCCAATGGGGAGCATGACGACTTTGTGGACTCAATGACGCTTGCTCTGATGCGCTTCCGTCAGGGTGGCTTTATTGCTATACATGACGAAGAGTTGCCGGAAGAAACCATGCCTCGCAAACGGGAGTACTACTGATGTTGCCGCCGCGCCCGATGGGAGCCATGGTAGATTCCGCGTTGGTGCCGGAAGAGCAGGGCTTCGAAGTTCCAGTCGAAGGTCCGATGGAGTTCCCGGGTGGGGCAGAGGTCGTACCGCAAGAGGACGGCTCCGCGCTGATCCAAGCCATTGCCGAAATGGCTGGTGAGATGGACGTCGAGCAGCTGATCCCGTTCGACGCCAACCTCTCCGAGTTCTTGGACGACTCGACGCTCGCCGAGATTGCGACGGACCTGCTGGCCTCCGTCGAGGACGACATGGAGTCCCGGTCCGAGTGGGAAGAGACGTACGTCAAGGGCCTTGAGCTTCTGGGCGTGAAGCAGGAAGAGCGCTCGACGCCGTTCGAGGGAGCGTCCTCGGTCACCCACCCGGTCATCTCGGAGAGTGTGGCCCAGTTCCAAGCTCAGGCGTACAAGGAGCTCCTGCCCGCAGGCGGACCGGTAAAGACCCGCATCGTGGGCGCGGTGAACCCGCAGGTCGAGGCGCAGGCCAAGCGCGTCAAGGAGTACATGAACTACCAGATCACCGAGGTGATGGAGGAGTACGATCCCGAAATGGATCAGATGCTCTTCTACCTCCCGCTGTCTGGATCGACGTTCAAGAAGACGTACTTCGACGCGACCAAGGGCCGTCAGGTGTCGAAGTTCATTCCGGCGCAGGACATCGTCGTGCCGTACTCGGCCACCGACCTGTTCTCGACGCCGCGCATCACGCACGTCCTCAAGATCACCGACAACGACCTTCGCAAGCAGCAGGTTTCCGGGTTTTACCGGGACATCGACCTGCCGGTTGGTGGCAATCAGGACAGCGATCCCGTTGACAACACCGTTGATGACATCGAGGGCCTGTCGAAGTCTTACCGCGACGACGTCCGCGAGGTGTACGAGATTCACTGCGAACTCGACATCGAGGGCTTCGAGGACAAGGGCCCGGACGGCGAGCCGACTGGGATCAAGCTGCCGTACATCGTCACAGTGGACAAGGCCTCGACCGAGGTGCTGTCGATCCGCCGGAACTACGACGAGGTCGATCCTCTCCGGAAGGCAAAGCAGTACTTCACCCACTACAAGTTCCTGCCCGGTCTCGGCTTCTACGGCTTCGGCCTGACCCACATGGTGGGCGGTCTCGGCCGCGCCGCCACCTCGATCCTGCGCCAGCTGATCGACGCAGGCACGCTGGCCAACCTCCCGGCAGGATTCAAGGCCAAGGGCATCCGGGTCCGTGACAGTGACGAGCCCCTGCAGCCGGGCGAGTTCCGCGACATGGACGCCCCGGGCGGCAACATCCGGGACGCGATCATCCCGCTGCCGTACAAGGAGCCGTCGGCAACGCTGGCCCAGCTGCTCGGTGCGCTGGTCGAGGCAGGGCGCCGGTTCGTCAACGTGGCCGACATGCAGGCCTCGAACATGAACCAAGAGGCGCCGGTCGGCACGACCGTGGCCCTGCTCGAGCGCGGCATGAAGGTGATGTCGGCGATTCACAAGCGCCTGCATTACGCCCAGAAGAACGAGTTCCGCATCCTCGCCCGGGTGATCGCCGAGAACGCCCCGGTGAACTACCCGTATCAGGTGGAGGGCGGGATGCCCGGCGTCGTTCAGTCCGACTTCGACGGCCGCATCGACATCATCCCGGTCAGCGACCCGAACATCTTCTCCATGGCGCAGCGCGTGACGCTGGCCCAGACGCAGCTGCAGCTGGCCCAGTCCAACCCGCAGATGCACAATCTGCACGCGGCCTACCGGCGGATGTATCAGGCTCTTGAGGTCCAGAACATCGACGAAATCCTGCCGCCGCCTCCGCAGCCGCAGCCGGAGAGCGCCGCGCTGGAGAACGGAAAGCTCGGGATGATGATGCCCGCGCAGGCGTTCCCGGGACAGAACCACGAGGCGCACATCAAGTCCCACGTGGCTGTCGCCAAGACGCCGCTGGTGCAGGCCAACCAGCCCGTTCTGGCGCTGTTCTACGCCCACATTCAGCAGCACGTCGCCCTTCTCGCCAAGGAGCAGGTGATGCGCGAGGCGCAGCGCGCGGTCCAGCAGGCGCAGCAGATGGCGATGCAGGGCGCTTTGCCGGGCCCGGCGGTCCAGCAGCAGGTCATGATGCTTCAGCAGCAGATGTCCAACCCGGTCGAGCTCGAGGGCTTTGTCGCCACGGTCGAATCGCAGCTTCTCGATCAGGTCATGCAGCAGATCGTTCCGCCGCCGCCAGATCCGAACGCTGACCCGCTGGTTCAGATCCGGATGCAGGAACTCCAGCTTGATGCGCAGAAGCTGGCTCAGGACGCCATGCAGAGCGCGCAGAAGCTCCAGCTGGATCAGGCCAAGCTCCAGCAGAAGGCGGCGGGCGAAGCCGCCCGTCTCGAGCTGCAGGAAGAGATAGCGGACAGCCGCAACGCAGTGAACCGCGAGCGGATCGCGGTCCAACAAGACATTGCCATGGCGAACATGCGGAGGGGGCAGTAATGCCGCTGAAGAAGGGTAAGTCTGACGCCACCGTCAGCGAGAACATCGGAATGCTCCGCAAGGAGGGGCGCCCGCAGAAACAGGCTGTTGCCATCGCGCTCCGCGAGGCCGGTCGATCCCGCAAGGGCTACAGCAAAGGCGGCACGGTGCAGGTTTCCGGCACCCAGCATCGAGGGACCTTCTGATGGTTAGCATCACGATCACGCTGAACGGGGACAAAGAGATCCCCATGGACGACTACGAAGAGGACGACGAGGGCATGTCCTGCCCGGTCCCGACTCGGGATCCCGAGATCAACGAGGAGAACAAGATGGTCGCCGTCGAGGACGCCGACTATCGGGACCCGGCCGATGACGGCGGCTTTGTCGCGAGCGAGGTCTGCGGCAACTGCGGCGCGTACAACCAGACCGACGACATGCTGGAGTGCATCGGCGATGAGTCTGGCGATCTGGGCTACTGCCAGATCTACAAGTTCGTCTGCATGGCTGCCCACACCTGCAACGACTGGGTCAAGGGCGGGCCTATCAAGTCGCTCTCGCAGCAAAACTATCGAGAAACATTCTGATGGATGTTGTAAGTTTCGCTCGACATATATACAAGTTGATCGCGGAGCGCGAGGAGGACATCAGCAGCCTGTTGTCCTCCGGCGCCGCGAAAGACTGGGAACAGTACCAGTCGCTGGTGGGGGAGGTCCGGGGACTCTCCTTTGTCAGGAACGAGATCAAGTCCCTGCTGGAGAACTACACCGAAGATGACGAGTTTACTGCTCCCTGAGCACGTCGCCCGGAAAGTCGCTGCCAAAGAACGGGCCGAAGAAGCGCCCAACGGCATCGAAAAGGCCTACGTGCCCGAAGGCCAGCGGGTCCTTGATCCCGCACTTCTCGACAAACCGCTGCTCGACCGCCTGCCTCAGCCCACCGGCTGGCGGGTTCTGGTCATGCCGTATCAAGGCAAGGCGGTCACGTCGGGCGGCCTTCACATTCCGGACGAGGTCCGGGACCGTGAAGCGTTGGCGACGGTTGTCGCCTATGTCCTTAAGGTGGGCCCGCTGGCCTACAAAGACCCCGACAAGTTCGGCCCGGAATCGGAACCGTGGTGCAAGACCGGAGATTGGGTCTGCATCGGCCGGTATGCCGGTTCCCGGTTCAAGATCGACGGCGGAGAGGTTCGGCTGATCAACGATGACGAGGTCATCGCGACGATCCTGAACCCTGACGATGTAAAGCATGTCTGAGGAGGCGGCTATGGAACGAGACGACGAGGATCTCGGTCAGGAGATCGAGATCGAGGCTCCGGAGGCCGAAGAAAGCGAAGCCCCGGCACGCCGGGCAGAAGCCGATGACGGCGCGGACAAGGAGGCTGAGCTCGAGAGCTACAGCAAGAACGTCCAGAACCGCATCAAGAAGCTGACGGAGAAGTACCGCAAGGAAGAGCGGGACCGTCAGGAGGCTGTGCGCATTGCCCAGCAGCTGATGGAAGAGAACAAGAAGCTGAAGGGCCGGGTCAACCAGCTCGACAGCGGGTATCTCGACCAGTACGGCGCCCGGGTCGAGGCGCAGGTTGCTGCTGCCCGTCGGGCGTACAAGGAGGCCTACGAGGCCGGTGACGCTGACAAGGTCGTAGAGGCCCAAGAGGCTCTGGCCCGCGCGGTTAGCGACCAAGATCGGTACAACGTCGCCAAGACGCGCGCCGAGCGCCAACTGCAGGACAACGAGCGCCTGCAGCGCCAGCAGCCTGAGCAGCCGCAGTACCAACAGCAGCCCCAGTATCAGCAGGCGGCGCAGCCGCAGGTCGATCCGAAGGCGCAGACTTGGGCGGAAAAGAACACGTGGTTTGGTCAGGACGAGGTCATGACTTATGCTGCGTTTGGTATCCATCGAAAGCTGGTCGAGGAAGAAGGTTTTGACCCGCAGAGCGATGAGTACTATAGTGAGGTGGATCGTCGGATGAGGGCCGAGTTTCCCCACAAGTTCAAGTCCGACCGTAAGACGGGTGGAGCTCAAGTCGCCTCTGCGAGTTCCTCTGCATCCCGTTCCACCAAGCAGGGGCGCCGGAGCGTTAAGCTGACGCCGTCTCAGATCGCTATCGCCC